GTAAATATAACCTCTTGAATCAAAAAATCCATTAGATTTTTTCTGACATTGATTTATAACTTCTAGCGATGGTTCTGGCCATCTATACTTAATTTGTAAGAGATCTAATATACCATCTTCATCTAATGTTATCTCGTGTTCTCTTATGATATCTGCTGCACCCTCAAGGTAAGGCATGAAGTTAGGAGTTGGAGGTTTTTGCCACGTTGGATAACTATTCAAAATAATCCTTCCTGTAATATCTTCCTAAAATGTTGCTATTATAATATGCTGGTTCTCCATTGTCAAGCGACTCTGTTAAGACATTATGGCTAAACAGTTGTCTGGTCTCCTCATAGTTCGTTCTCCCCAAAGTAGTATGGAGTGACAGTATCTCTCTGGAAAAATTGGCCTTTCCAAATTCGGATACGTCGGCTTTGAGTTCTGGGGACGATCCATAATACTTCTTCCAGTCCGACTCAGAAGTAACACGCCGTTTCCCACCTCTGGGTTTCCTTTTCTTTGTAAAGTACTTTCTGCCGATGTACTTCTTACCTGTTGTCTTATTTGTAATGAGGTAGACGTAACCGAAGAAATCATTAATATCGTCAGAAGTGAAAGGTTTACCCTCATATAGCCAGGGGTTTTCGTAATCTCCTCCTTCAACCATTCCATAATTCTCATATCTTTACACTATGTATAACAGGTTTTTCATTCCTCAAAACGTTGTATAGATCTCTATTCTCAGAGGCAGACACAGGATAGAACTCAGCACTAGGATCAAATCCATCATACCTTTTTGCTTGGTTGATTACAATAGAACCTTCCTCTCCTGATTGTGACCTGTGAAATGTGCCACGAGGTATCAGTAGAGCGCCACTCTGTCTAGTAAGATTGACAAGATGATATGGATACTTCCATTGTAGATTTACTAATTCAAATGTCCTTGACCCTTGAACCACTCTATTGTAATCGTCTTGGAAACTATGAATATAAAATGACTTTGCACCTACACAATCATCTGGTGGTGAGATGGCAGGACCATCATGTATTACTAGGTCTGCTGCATTAGATTCTTCAACAGATATGTCATAGAATACAACAGCGTCTGTCTCTCTAAAGATTCTATGTTTGATAAACTGGACTTCGTTCATTTTAATTTGTTCCAAGTATCTTCCCAACCTAAGACCTCTATGGTCATACCTAATTTATTTTTTTCAATCGCATCTGCCAATGGTCTATCATTCCCATGTTCATCTAATCTATCACCAAAAAATACTATATCACCGTCCATGAAGTCTCTGATGATCTGACTCTTATCACTTCCTTTACTTGATATATCAACACCTGTCACACCACCTACGAAAGCATGTAACTCTGGAAACTTCTTATTGAATCTCTCTGCTATTCCTCTCCTCTCTTCTTTTATGGTATCCCAATCACTATAGACTAATCTCTCTGTTTGATTTGCACCTCTGCCAACAATACTGAAGTTGACACAGCCTGGTCTTTCCTCTATGTGGATTCCTGTTCTTACAGGAAAAGGACTCTCATGTAATTCTTCTAGCAGATGTTCTCTTGCATCTAATGGTAGTGTCCAAGGGTTAGTATATACAGATAAGTCTCCTTCATATACATCATTCCCAGCACAATTATACACCCTCTTACAATTACAGTAGAGAAGGTGTGTGATTTGTTCTATGGTTTTCTCTCGATTGCTTCCTGTGACAAGGTAAACATCATTTGCGAGAGCAAAACTATTAAAAAATATTAAAAAGTTTGGATCTATTTTTTGTCTGCTGGGAGTGAGAGTCCCATCAACATCAAAGATATATTTCATAATATGATTATAGTATTAATTACTTATGTTGTCAACTCTACTCTCCGCCGCCGTTTCCTCCACCATTTCCACCGTTGCCGTTACCACCATGACCGTTCCCATTGCCACCATTACCGTTCCCATTGCCATTAGAACCGCCTTTTTTACCATTAGATTCATCTTTTTCATTCTCAGGTTTTAGATACCCACCATAACCTATTTTATATCCTTTGGGAATAGGTTTACACTTTTTGTCATCATTACAATAATATTCTCCCTCACCACACTTCTTTTTCTCTTCATCTATATCCAAGAAATTTACATACTTTTTATGTTGTTTCTGTTGCAATACCTTTTTTGCAATAGCACCAGCATCTTTCTTACCCACATAATCTGATTTTGATTTCTTATTTGATTTACCACCCAATACAGATACCTTTCTCTTGATTGTATCAAGCATGGTCTTGTATTCATTAATCATCTCACCATTCTCAGGTTCAAAACCATTGTTACAGTTCCAACGACGACGAGCTGCCTTTCCTCTTTCTCCTGTCCAACCTTTAGAACGAGCACAGAAACTCTTTCTACGATTTGCTGCCTTTGATCCTGGCTTCAGTTTAGATGGAGGTGTGGTCACAGCAGTCTTTAAATTACCACCAGTGCGTCTGTTGTACTTCGCAACACCTTTAGCAGTCATACCAGCACCACTCTCAGTGCTTCTCTTGTCACCTGATTTCTGTGACATACCACTCATGTCCTCTACCATACTCATATCAGGTGCATAGTCAGAAGCAAGAGCCTCATAAGGAGGTTCCTTTAACTTCTTTTCTTTTTTCTTATCTACCTTTTGATTTTTTGTGTAGTTTCCAAAGTCACCATAGACTAACTTCTCCTTTTCTTCAGGCACATACTCATCAGTAAAAGTTACAGGCATCGATACAGTTCCCTTGCCTGGAACATACTTTGTAGTTCTAGGATTCTTAGGATCATCACTCTTAAAATCTTTATGAAGTTTATTATATGCCTTACGAGACATCTTAACATCTTCCTTCCTCATTTTTTTCGCAACCATATCATCTTCTTTCTTTTTCTTTTTAGCAATAGCAATCGCTGCCTGCATGTCTCTGTTTTGATAACTCTCTGATGTTGTAGTGGTATGCTGTTCATCAGGTGTATTCTTTTTGAGGTTCTTTTCTTTTTCTTTCTTAGTAATTTTTGGGCCATCTACTAGATCACCATACTCATCTCTCTTCTTATTTTTCTTTTGCTTTATCATCATGGACACCAAGAAACTAGGCTTTCTACCTTTTACTTTCATGAGATCTTTACTCTCTTCACCGATCTCAAAAGATTCCTTTCTGGTCTTCTTTTTCTTGACACAGTTTGGATATCTCTTACCAAACATAGTCTTCATCCCTTTCTTCTCATATCCATCCCAACAATCCTCTTGGATCTCAGGCATATGATCTTCTATAACTTGTGCAGCTTTAGGATTATTATTCTGAGCAGCCATTCTCTTTGATTCTTTCTGCTTCTGTTGTAACCTTCTCTTCTGTTCTCTCTGAATTCTCTTCAACATGAACTTGTTAGATGGAGAACCATCCTTACTCATGTCAGTAAACTTTTTCTGTAGTGCATCTAAATTCTCATCAGATTGTCTCTGCATTTTAGAATCTGATAGTTCCAATATCATTGGTAGAAAATCTTCGTTCACTTTCTTTTTCTTATCAGTACTAACATATGTAGGTTTTGCTGCATTTGTCTTAGACTGTTGATTTGGATCTGCTGCCTTCTTTCTTCTCTGAGCAGAGAGTCTTTCTGCCTTTGTCATTGACGCTCTTTTAGATGATGATACACACTTAGGAGTGCCCTCACCTGGCTTGTCACTAGCACAAGTACCACCTGTGACAACATTCACCCAACCGCCTTTACCATCTTTAGACTTAGATCCTTTGAACCACTGACGAAGATTACCCTCATACATCTTCTCTCCTTCTTCATAGTTACCCTTTGGGTTATTAACTTTTCCTTTCATAGCATTTCTACGAGATATACTCATCGCCTTTCTTCTTTGTCTTGCATCTGTTAGATCAAGGTTATTTTCTTTTGCGGCAGATTTTAATTTATCATCGCTATTACTCTCTTTCATGTTAAGACCTTCGGGTGTCTTAGGAATCATGATAGGTTCAAACATCTTCTTCTTAGCCCAGTCATCTGGAACCATAAGATGTTTGGTTTTAAATGCCATGTGTAGAGTTGTAGTGTCGATGTCATTCTCTTTGGCAATCTTACACATCAATTTGTCTACTTCATCGTAGCTAGGATAGTCCATCTTAACTAGACCATCTTCTAGTTCTTTAACGTAATCTTCGTTGAATGATTCTTTTCTCACTTTTTTCTCTGGTAATCCTTTGTGTTTTGTTTTAGCGAATTTCTTTACGCTGGAACGCTTGGTGGTGGCAGCAACTTCGGCAACCTCAGGCGAGGGATTTTCCATTTCCCCTTTCTGAGCCGCTCTAACCATCCCGAAGAATC